CAACATCACCTTACGAAGTTGTGGCTAAATATCGTACCAATACTATTCCTCCAATATTACTAGCAGACCAAATAGTTCCTATTGCATTGCGATATAATACTGCATTTATTCTCATCGAAATGGATGGTCCTGGATATCAAGTATCCGACGATCTTCACCATATTCATGAATATCCTAATATGCTTTATGTGGCAACAAAAGGACGATCCGGACAAATCTTGGCTACAGGTTTTGGACATACTGGTAAAAATGTACAGCGCGGCGTAAAAATGAGTACACCTGTTCGGCGTACAGGTTGTGCTAACTTAAAAACTCTAGTTGAAACTAATAGAATTAAAATTTATGATAATGATATAAAATTGGAATTAGCTTCATTTGAATTGAAGGGAGATAAATATCAAGCAGCCGAAGGCCATCATGACGATTTAGTTATGGCTTTGGTATCCTTTTCTTGGTTAACAACTCAGAAACATTTTAGAGATCTAATAGAATCTTCTGTCCGTGAGGATTTACAGGCTGAATATGGTCCACAAATGGATCATGATATGACACCCTATGGATGGGTAGAAGATCACATGGATGCTGAGGAAGTTTTAATAACCGATAAGGATATTTGGAAAAGTACTCAAAGTGACATTTGGGATGAATTTTCCGAAAGAGAAAGGCGCCAGGGATCTATAGATATGCCGCGTCTCAATAGGTTACAAGAATCTGGTTGGGTTACCGTTCCTCAACGGTAATTCAGAAATCTTAGGAATTATAAATATCTATATCAATACCTAATTTTAGATTAAAGAAATAAAGGAGATAAATATAATGGCATTCACATTAAGCCCTGGCGTAAGTGTAAACGAAATAAATCTGAATACATATGTGCCGGCAATCGCCACCACCGGAGCCGTAATTGCAGGACCATTTACATGGGGTCCAGCAAACGTCAAAACATTAGTTGATTCTGAAACTACTTTAGTAAATACTTTCGGCGAACCAGATAATACTACAGCGAATACATTTTTTACCGCAGATAGTTTTTTACAATATGGTAATAATTTAAATGTAGTTCGTGTTGTTTCGACCTCAGCAAGAAATGCCGCAGTACTTAACGATAGTATAACGTATATCGCAATTACTAATCCTGGTGCTGGTTATGTTCACGTACCTACCTTGGCATTTTCTTCGGGATCAGCAACAGCAACAGCAACCGTAGCAAATGGAGAAATTACTGGTGTTACAATTACTAATCCAGCATCTGGATATAATTTATCGGCGCCACCTACGATTACTGTTACAGCCACCGGTGGAGATACAATTACAATTTTGGCAGTTTTAACACCAACTGTAGGTCTTCAAATTCAAAACGAAACTCAATATTTAGCCAATTATGCTGCCGGTCAATTAGGAGATTCTGCGGGTGAATTTTGCGCCAAATATCCTGGTAAATTAGGAAATGGTATTCAGATTTCTATCTGCGATGACCCAACACAATTTGCAACCTGGCCATGGAGGATGTATTTTTCTGGTGCACCAGGAACTTCAGCATATGCTTCCAATGTGGGTGGTAGTGGAGATCTTTTACATATTGTTGTAATTGATAGTTTAGGTTTAATTTCTGGCACCCCAGGTTCTGTATTAGAAACTTTTGGATTTGTTTCTAAGGCTGTTGATGCTTTAAATGCTCAGGGACAAAGTATCTATTATCCCAATGTGATTAATACTACTTCTAATTGGATTCGCTGGTTGAATTTCCCATCTACTGTTAATAATTGGGGTGTTACAGCTTCGGGTACAGCATTCCAAGATTTATATGTTTCTGGTACCGCTGCCACACTAAATGTATTGGCAACAAGTTCCGGATTAGTATATACTTCTAGAATTGCAGGAACAAATGGCAATTATATTAATATTGTTTATGTTAATCCTGCCACAAATAATACTTTAAATGTTGTTGTTACTGGTGCAGGAACAAGTGGTTCCCATTATGTAATTACTGTTAATTTGGGTTATGCAAGTAGTGCCATCACTTCAACCGCAGCACAAGTTTTGGCTGCTATAAATGGTACTGTTGCGGCCGCCGCTTTGGTAGAAGTTGCATATGCTCCTGGATATGCAGGAACATCAATTGTTACCGCATATACTTCTACACCATTATCTGGTGGAACAAGTTCCGTAACTTATGAAGTTATTTTAGAAGGTGGAATTTCCAACAATTCTTCTGTAACTGACGGTCAAATTGAAGCTGGTTATAATTTATTCAATGTTGAAGATTTTACTTTTGGTTTAATTTTAACTGCCGATCATGATACTACTGTAGTAAATTATTGTATCACTGAAATAGCAGAAACATTAATGAATTCTGTTGTTTTCGTTTCACCACCTTCCAATTTGGTTATTAATAATGCTGGTAATGAAGCTACAAGTCTTGTAACTTGGCGTAATACATTTTCTAATTCAACCTATGCATTTTTGGATGGTAATTGGATTTATAAGTATGATAAATGGAATGATGTTTACCGCTATGTGCCTGCCAATGGTGATGTTGCTGGATTATGTGTAAGAACCGATATGACTAGGGATCCTTGGTTTTCTCCTGCTGGATTAAATCGCGGAATTCTCAAGGGTGCTGTTGGTCTTGCGTGGAATCCAAATCAAGTATATAGAGATTTATTGTACACCAATCAAATTAATCCTATTTGTTCCTTTGTTGGTCAAGGTATTCTTTTGTGGGGTGATATAATGTTAACCTCACAACCAAGTGCCTTTGATCGGATTAATGTTCGCCGGTTATTTATTGTAATTGAACAAGCAATTGCTCTTGCTGCAAAATATACATTATTTGAAATAAATGATGCGACCACAAGAGCCCAATTTGTTGGTTTGATTGATCCTTATTTAAGAGATATTCAGGGTCGTCAAGGTTTATATGCCTATCAAATTGTTTGCAATTCGACAAATAATACAAATGCAATGATTGATGCACATCAATTCCAGGGTGACATTTATTTACAACCGACCAAGTCGATAAATTATATTACTTTAAACTTTATCGCAACACCTACCGGAATAAATTTTACAGAGATTGTTGGTCAATATTAAATTAAGGAGATATTATAATGCCCAGAAGTATTAGTGGTTTTAGAGCCGCATTAGTTGGAGGCGGAGTAAGACCAAATTTATTCCAAATTGTTTTTGCATTCCCAACATTAGCTACTCCTCCGGGAGCAGCTAATGGATTGGTTACTTTATTGGCGGAATCAACAAGTATTCCTGCTGATAAGGTAGCTGAAATTGAAGTGCCGTATATGGGAAGAAAAGTGTACTATCCTGGTGATCGTGAATTCGATCCATGGACAATAACCATTATGAATGATGAAAATTTTGTAATTAGAGATTCATTTGAATTTTGGTTAAGTGCATTGAATGCCCATGATGCTAATATCCGTAGTCCTTTGGCTTCTACACCTGCTCAATATACAGCCAATGGTCAAGTTCAACAATTAGCCAAGATTGGTGATGTTCCAATTAAAGTTTATGAAATGCAGGGATTTTTCCCAACTGAATTGGGAGCCATCGAATTGGATTGGGGAACAAATAACACGATAGAAAAATTCCAGGTAACATTAAGATTCCAGGAATGGCAAGCTTCTGGTGTTAATGGTCCTACAACCGACCTTGGTGATTCTATTAATTATACATAAATAAATGTGAATGTTTAGGGACCTCTTAATGCAGAGGTCCCACTTGAATTTGATTTGAGGGAAATGATGGAATATTATACGTATATTTGGTATAGAACTGATAATTTGATTTTGGAACCCTTTTATGTTGGTAAGGGACAAGGAAAGAGATATTTGAGTTATCATAGTAAACACTTTAATAATATTGTGAAAATTCATGAGAAATTAGGAATTAAACCAATTGTAGAATTTTATTATAAAGGTTTATCTGAAGACCTTGCTTATAAGAATGAAATTATGTTAATCGCTAAAATTGGTAGAAGATGTTTAAATGCCGGCCCCCTGATTAATTTGACTCCTGGTGGAGAGGGTGGGTGCCCCTCTGGAGAAAAGCATTGGAATTGGAAGAAAAAGGCTTCTGATGCCTCTAGAAAAAAATCAAGTGAATCACATAAGGGACAAATTTCATGGAGTAAAGGTAAAATTTGTAAAAATATATCTGATGGTAAAGCTAAATTTTGGTTAATTACTTACCCTGATGGACACGAAGAAGAAATTAAAAATTTAAATCAATTTTGTAAAGACCACAATTTAGGTAATGGTCATATGATTGGAGTGTCTCAAGGAAAGCGTCCTCATCATAAGGGATTTAAATGCAAAAAACTTAGTGAAGATAATAAAGGTTATACAGAAGAAACTAGAGAAAAGGTGCGCGAAAAACTTAAAAAAATAATTCCTTGGAATAAAGGAAAAACTTCTGAAGTCCTTTCTAATGCTAAAGCACAAAATTGGTTAATTACTTACCCAGATGGCCATGAGGAACAAATTAAAAATCTTAATAAATTCTGTAAGGAAAATAACTTAGGACAAAGACATATGGGTTCCGTTGCTTCTGGTAAAAATAAACAACATAAGGGATTTAAGTGTAAGAAACTTGAGGTAACCAATGCCATATCCTAAATTACTTCTGGAAACTTTCCGCCTCCTAGGATTCCAAATAGGTCCTGGCGACCCAGTACAGAAATTCAAATCGTTTGCTATGCCGTCAAATTTAGACGGCGCCTCTCAAATTTCCTCCGGTGGAATTTACGGGGTATATGTTGATTTAGAGGGGACCGCCAAAAATGAAGCCGAGCTTATCTCGCGTTACCGCGACATGTCCATGCAGCCGGAATGTGAGCAAGCGATAGAAGATATCATAACGGACTCTATTGTACAAGAGGATAACCGACCAGCTATTCAAGTGAACCTAGAGCAAATAGAACAACCTGAAAATATCAAACGAAGTGTCCGTGAAGCCTTCGATGAAATCATGCAACTATTGAATTTCAATGAAGACGGAATGGAAATCTTTCGGAGATGGTATGTAGACGGCCGACTTTTTTACCATATCATGATTGATCCAGAGGACACAGAAAAGGGCATACAAGAATTGAGATATCTTGATCCTCGGAGAGTCCGGAAAATCAGAGAAATTAAAAAGAAATTGGGTGAAGGTGGCGTTGAAATTATCGATGCAATTTTGGAATACTATCTCTATAATGAACGTGGAATTGTCAATGTCGAAAGTACCACAGCAGTTGGTGTAAAAATTGCCAAAGATTCTATTTGTTATGTGCATTCCGGTCAAATAGACTCCACACGTAATATGGTGGTCAGCTACCTCCATAAAGCGATAAAGCCACTTAATCAATTGCGCGCTATGGAAGATGCCCATGTAATTTATAGATTAAGTAGAGCCGCTGAACGCAGAGTATTTTATATTGATGTTGGTAATATGGCGACCAATAGAGCGGAACAATACATTAAGGTCATCATGAACGACTTTAGAAATAAATTGGTTTATGATAGTTGTTTTTCAATGGACACAAAGGTCCCTCTATTAGATGGTAGGACATTATCGCTCACAGAAATTTCCGATGAATTCAAAACTGGTAAAAGATTGTGGACATATTCTACAAATCCAAAAACTGGAGCTATTGTTCCTGGTTTAATAACCAGTGCTGGAGTTACAAGAAAGAACCAAGATGTAATGCGGTTGACCTTTGATAATGATAAATCGGTAGTTTGTACTTTAGATCATAAATTTCCTATTTGGGACAGAGGATTCATCGAAGCTAAAGATTTAGTTATTGGAGATTCTGTTATCCCCTTTTACACAAGGGAAGAATCTATTTACGGTGTTCGAAAAAATTCACTTTATCAACAAGTGTATGATAATGAATCTAAAAAATGGGTATATACTCACAGAATGGTTTCAAAATGGAAAGATAGTAATAATATTCCAAATGAAACCACATTTAATGAAAAATATAAAGATTGCAAGAAACAGACAGTTCATCATGTAAATTTCAATAAAAATGATAATACTCCTGAAAACCTTACAAAGATGAATAATTTCGATCATTGGAATTTTCATTCTCAGAATATTGATAGACTTAGAGAATTTTCTAAATTAGGAACAAAAGCATTACAAGAAAAATTAAAGGATCCAGAATTTCACAAAAAATATTGTGATGCTATTTCAAATGGTTTTTCACTTGAAGCCAGAGAAGCTATGAAGGTCCGTGGTTTAAAGGTACCCAAAGAGCGTTTTGTTGAAATGAGTAAAATAGGTAATAAAAATAGATGGAACCAACAAAATGCAAAGAAAGAACATGTGGACCGGCAAACAATTGAGTATCCTCAAGAATTAATAAATTTGGTAAAGGATTGCGCCAAAAAATATATTTCAGTTACGGAGACTTTAAAGGAAATTAATTCCAATACAGAAGTAATTAAAAATTGGAAATCTTTGAATTCTGGTAAACATATTAGAGGTAAAG